ATTTTTTCTTATGAGGATATATTATGAAAGGGTGCTTTTTAGTAGCAGGTGTTTCAACTCAGAATGGTATTACCAAAGTTCGTTTTGCTAATGATCTAGCATCAAGAGTAAAATTGCTATCGAAGGGTGGACACAATCCACTTGAACTTATTTCATTGCCACAAGCAATGTCAAAAGCTGAAGCATGCCAATATCTTATTGATATTGGTGGTGTTTTTGAACAATGGAAATCTCTTATTAATGATACTATGAATAAAAAAACAGGTGTTCCGACTGTACAAAATGCTACAGTAACACCTAAAGCACCGAATGTTGCTAAGGTGCAGGTCAAGGCTAAGGCTCCTGCTAAAGCCAAAACTATAAAGCAACCAAAGATTGTTCTGGCTTCTCAGGCACAAGATGACGATCTGGAAATTGAAGAGTTGAAAAACATTGCTAATAATTAATCGTCGGGAGACGATACGGGCTTTCGAAGAATTCGAAAGCCCTATTTTACCTCCCCCGTTAGCTCAAGGAGAGCAGGTCGGTTTATATTCGATTAATCTAGATAAGATCCAGGATGGGGTTCGATTCCTCAACGGGGGACCATATTACTTATAAGTTTTTTTTATTTTTAAATTATTTTATGTATAAATTTATAAATATATATCTGAAAAAAATTATATAAAGTAAAATATAGTATATTAATTATAATAAGGAAAAATATGGGCATATCTCGTGGGGCTGTAATTAGTTTAATTCTTAAATACATAGGTGGTACACCAATACTACCTTCTCTAAAAATAATTACTGAAGGTACTCCACCTTTAAAACAGATAGGTTTAAATAGTTTAACAAGCGTAGGTGGATTAGGTGCTTTAAGCAGTGCTCTAGGTGGGACTGCTCTTAGTAGTCTAACTAGTGGAGTATTTCAAAATCCATTATCTGACATTAGTAGTACTACATTAAGTAGTCTTACTAATGGTATTTCTAATTTAAATAATCTATCAGGAACAATAGATGCAGGTCAACTAAGCAATCTTACAGGATTATATAGTCAATTAGGTGATGCTACTAATAGTTTAAAGACACTTACCGATAATATAAGTGGTGTTAGTCTACCTAATTTCGAAGTTAATGGTAGTGCTTTCGGACTCAATGAAGTTACAGGTGTAATAAAAAGTTATGATGGCATTTCACAGGGCATAAGTGACAAATTAAATTCACAGTTTGGAGATATACGCAATACTATTAATGAGAATGTTGCTAATGTTATTGCTCCTCTGGATTTTAATTCTAGATTAACAGAGATTAAAGCCGATATTTTAAATATTGAAAATAATCTTATATCCCAGGCTGGTCAAGCAGGTTTCGATGATTACTATGCTACTGCAGTTACACAACTTACAGCCTATAGAAACGAAATTAATGAAAAACATGATACTAGTATTAGCAGTATGCTTAAATTAAACAATGGTCTTGAAATAGGAAACACTTTGGGTCAGACTGGTGATATCTATAAGAATGGTACAGATACAACTAAAACTCTTTTGGATAAAGTAGTGCAACCAGCTACATTAGCTAATATTAAAATAGATTTAAATATAGTATAATTAAGTTTTAAATAAAATTGTATGAATAAGATTATATCATATTATATTATAGGTCAATTTGGTGATTTATGGCAAGACATATACAAACACCAAATGAATCTTTTAATTAAAAGTAATTTATATGATAAATTAGATTACATAGATATCTGTGTTGCTGGGCATGAAACTTTACCTTTTACACCTAATAAAATTAATAATCTGTATTATTTAGGTTATAAGGAAGAGGAAAAACCTTTTAATAGAAAAAAATATAGTGCAGATAAACATATTTTTAGAAATATGTGGTGTTTTTCTCAATTATATGATAATTATAAAATTTTAAACTTTGGAGCATTAGGATTAGATAAAGAATCTATCTACTATGAAAATAAAAGTTCATGGAGAGAATATTTAGAAAATATTAATATTGGATATTGGCAAGAGTGTTTAGAGCTACTAAACTATTATGATTGTGTAGGTACAGATATAAATCCTATGGCCATTTATGGTAATGGTAAAATTATGTATTCTGCACCGCATTACCAAGGAGGATTTTGGTGGGCTAATAGCAATTATATTAAAAAATTAAATTGGAAATTTTTTCATAGACCTGTTGAGGAACAAGAATTTCTAGGAGAACTTTGGATTGGTACAGGTAATCCTAAAATGTATAGTTTTCATAACAGTAATTTAAACATTTATCTAGATAAAATGACTCCTGATTATAATAGTATCATTAATAATACTAGAAATCACATCAAAGAATTAAAATATTTAAATGCACATAAGGATTTTTATGGCTAGAATAACTTCAGAAAAAGCAGCCAAAAAAATAGAATGCCTGTATAAAATGATTATTATTGCTGCAGCTAGAACTAGAGAATTAAAGAAAGGATATTCTCCTAAAATTTTAACTGAAAATAAAGAAATAATTACAGCAATAAAAGAAATCGAAGAAGGCTTAATAGGTAGAGAATATCTTAAAAAAATAGGAAATTCTGTACAAAGAAAATCTAAAAAATATAAAAATATAAAAGACTACAAATTAAAAGACTTATTTTTATAAAATAATTATGTTTACATAATTAGATGGTACTTTGCATACCAAAAATGCAATTTTTAAGGAGGCATTATGCTTAAATCAAAAGTTTTAAAAGTATTGAAGTGTGGACGTCAATTTACACCAAAACAATTAGCTGGGTTGACAAGAACTACTGAGGATAGTATTAGACCTCGTATTGCGGAACTTCGTTCAGAAGGATATGCCATTTATAGTAATACTACAAAAAATGGTAAGATTGCCTATCGTTTAGGTGACCCCAGTAAACAAATGGTAGCTGCAGCTTATAAATTACAAGGAAGTGAAGTTTTTACTAGAATCTAGTTATTTTTTTTTTAAAAAGAGTCAGGAAACTGACTCTTTTTTTTCTAATAAATATTATTATAAATTAATTTATACAAAGTTTAAAACTAAGAATCAGCTATAAATGATATCCTTTTTAAAATTTTCCATTTTTGAAGAAACAGATTCTAATGTGAATAAGGAATTGTCTCATTTAGATCATCCTTATCAAATGCATGTTCTTCATGGAAAGAATGGTGCTGTCTCCACTATTCGTAATCTTAGAGACACACATAATTACTTTAAAACAGGAAAATCCAATACTGTATTTACTTCTAGAAAAGTAGATGGTGGAGTAAGTGTAATTTTAAAAAATCATCCTACATTTGGTTTTTCTGTTTCTACAAAATCTGCATTTAATGTAAATCCAAAAATTAACTATACTGAAGAAGATATAGAAAAAAATCATGGCCATGCCCCTGGTTTAGTATCTGCTCTTAAACATGTTTTAAAACATGGAAGAAATTTAATTAAACCTGGGCATACTGTACAAGGTGATTTATTATATACGCACAATGATAATAAATCTTCAACTAATAATCCTAAGATTTTTTCACATCATACTTCATCTACACCAAATAGAATAGAATACAGGCATTCTGGACCTCCTAAAAAATTCGGAATAGCTTTACATACTGAATATGAAAATAATGTAGCTAGATCAGGAGTATCTTCTAAAGCATTGAATCACTCTAAAGATATATTTGTGGCAGATACTTCTTATGAACCTAAAACTCATCATTATGAAGAAAAACATCAAAATTTAGCAGAAAAACATTTAACTGCAGCTGAGGATATAGTTAAAAAACATCCTGAACATTTTGATATATCCAAAGAACATAAAGAACATCTTTTAACATATATGAATTCGTTAAGAACTAAAACAGGTCCTATAACATCACCAACTCATGAAGGTTATATAGAACATTTAAATAAAATAAGTGCAAAAAGACAAGCAGGTGTAAAAACACCAAAAGCTAAAGAACAAAAAACATCATCATTTAAAAATATAGCAGATGAAGTATCTAAAAATAGACCCAAATTTAAATCTATTTTTGATTTTCATAATCACATAAATAAGGTTACAGAGGCATTAACATCTACGTTAGAACATAATAAACCTAGTAATTTTACTTCTCATATTGATAATGCTTCAAGTACAGATGAAGGTATAGTAGTTGCCAATAAAAATACACGCAATATTCATTTTAAACTTGTACCTAATCGTATTGCATCTGCTCTTAAATACAATCCAAGATTCCAAAGATGAATGAAAAAGAAATAAATGAACTTGGGATGTCTGTTAATTATAAACATCCAATAGGAGTTATGGAATTAGTAAAATTTCATAAAATAGCTTCAAAGGAACAAAAACAACAATTAAGAAATCATCTTAATAATCAGAATCACGAAAAAGCAATTAAACTTTTAAGCAAAGTTACAAATACCAATCTTTCTTAATAGGGCACATAGAATAGTTTAATGTCTTGTCAATAGAAAGTCTATAAAAATTACAAGAAATAGTAAATTTTGGTAAACTTATTTAAATATAAATATTAAGGATGAATAAAACAGCTGTAGTTGCATGGGGCAGAGCTAATCCTCCTAGTATAGGACATGAAAAACTATTTGACAAAACTATTGAACATGCTAAACAAATAAACGGTCATCCTCATATATACGTGTCTCATACGCAGGACAAAAAGAAAAATCCATTAACATCTGCTGAAAAAGTAAATTTAATAAAAAAATCTTATAGAAATTTTAAAAATTTAAAAGTTAATTCATCTAGTAAAGAATCACCTGGAATTTTACACATTGCTAGTAAATTACATAGTGCAGGATATCATCATTTACACATGGTAGCAGGGTCAGATAGAGTAGAAGAATACCATAAATTGCTTAATAATTATAATGGTAAAGAAGGACCACATGGTAAGTATAATTTTAAATCAATAAAAGTTATATCTGCAGGACATAGAGATCCAGATGCAGCAGGTGTAGAAGGAATATCTGCTTCTAAACTACGTTCTCATGCTATATCTGGAAATAAAGAAGAATTCAAGAAAGGCATGATGTCAGGACTATCTGATGAAGACAAGGAAAATGTTTTTAATAGAGTAAGATCTTCTCTTAAGGAAGATTTTAATAATAACTGTAGATTCGATGATGGTGATCCTAAAGGTACTCTATATATGTTAAGTATGACACCAGGTATAAAAAACATTACATGTCCTAAAAATGAAAAATGGGATAACGAAAAAGGAAAATGTGTGCCTAGTTTAGAAAAAATAAAAGAAATAAAAATTCCATATTTATTAATGTCTGATAAGCAAAAACAAGCTTTAATTGAGGAACATAATCAATTAAATTTTGATGGTTATAATACTAAAAATTTTGATATATGTCCTGAGGCGTTTAAAATATTTCAAAAAAATATAAAGGACTTAAATAATTTAGTAATAAATAGACCTTCTTTTAATAAAACAAATTTTACAAATATGTCCTTCAAAAATTATTTAGATTTGGATCAATAATGATAAAAAAGGAATTACTTAAAGAAGCTATTCAAGCTACAGATCATTATTTAGGTATTGAAAAAAATGCTATTGCTAATGGTTTAGCAACTTCAAAACATCTACATGATTTTAATTACCATTTTTTAAAAGCTCAAGAATTATTAAACAGATTAGGTATTTTAACTTTACATGAAAAATATATGTCAGACCATGCAGCATATATGAACAAACTTTCAGGTAATATTAATAATTCTTTAGTTAGTTCACCAATTGTTCAGATATCTACTGCAAAATCTTATGTGGATGAAAGATTTAAAGTAGAAAATTTATTAGAAAAGACTATAGAAAAGGAACTAACAGATAAGGAATTAGAAAAATTAGCAAATGAGTTGGATTGGGAAGACATTATAGATTTTTATAATGATGATGAACTAATAGAAGATGATGATATAAATGAAGCAATATCACCAACTTCAAGAATACAACGTAGAATGAGATTTGCAAGAACTGCTTCTAAACGAAATGCAGCTAAAATGATGAAATTGTTAAGAGCATCAGATGTTAAAACTTTACAAATAAGGGCTCAAAAAGCAGCAAGAAGAGCATTGATGAGAAGATTCTTACGTGGAAGAAATAAGGCTTTGATGTCTGCACAGGAAAAATCTCAAATAGAAGCACAGGTAAATAGATTAAAAGCAATTCAATCTAATTTGGCAGTGAAAATGTTACCGAGAATAAGAGAAATAGAAAAAAATAGATTAGTTAGAAAATGAAATTAAATTTTAAAAATTATATTTTTGAGGCCGTATTTAGAAAAAATAGTGAAGAAGAAAAACTTATTTCTAATTCTGAGTTAAATAATATGAGAGCACAACTGATTCCTAATTGGGAAATGTTAGACCATAGAGTTCTACAGGCTAAATTTATTGCGAAGGATCATCGTTTAGCTGTTGATTTTATAAAATTTATTAATGATAAAAGTGAAGAATTAGATCATTTTTCTTTAATAAAACAGGATGTTACAGAAGTTACAGTTAAAACAACAACTACAGATGTTAACGGTCTTACTTTATTAGATTTTAAGTTGGCAAAAGCTTTGGACGATTATGCGAAGGAAAATGACCTAAATCAAGAAAGAACTAAAGGTATATTTGGAAATGAAAAAATTTAGTATAATTAGACAAGAATTATATGAGTCAGTATGTCCTTTAGCTACTTTAGATTTGGATGAAAATGTTAAAAATAGACAATATGCTATAGATGAATATCTATATGGTCCTGCTAATCCCAATGAACCTAATAATCACTGGAGTAAATTAGCCAGTATTTGGGGGATCAGTGTAGAAAATGCTAAAACTATGAGATGTAGCAATTGTGCAGCATTTGATATATCTGATAGAATGAGAAAATGTATAGAAACAGGTATGAAGGGTAAAGAAAAAAATGCTGATACCATGGCTACAGCAGAAAAAGCAGATCTAGGTTACTGCAACATTTTACATTTTAAATGCGCAGGTACCAGATCTTGTAAACTTTGGTTAACTAACGGACCTCTGGATAATGCCGATATAACAAATGCTTAAAATTACTACTAATAATTTTAGTAATGATTTAGCACTGAGAAATAAAATAGATGAATATTTATTTACTAAGGAAAATTTAATGTATTTTGATAATGATGGATTTGAATTGTCTAATTTGGAAAAAGAATTTTATAGGGTAAATAATGTTTTATTAAGTAATTGTCTTAATCATCAAGCAGATCAAAAAATATGGTTTGAATGTGAAAATGAAAATTTCTATTTAGATCATAGTTTAATGTTACAGAGATGGGAACTATGTGATGAAGCTAAAGAACAAGTAAATAATAAGTCCTTAGTTTTTCCTCAATGTAAAAAGTACATTAAATTAAGAAAGAAATGGGGTTTAGATTTTGCATTAGAATATTTTAATAAGGAAGAAGTATTGGAAGTAATACATATAGAAAATGATTATAGAAATTTTAACGAAGCATTCGAAAATAAGAAGGAACTAGAGAATAAAATTTTATCCACAGATTGGCATGATTTTGTAAAAAAATTAAACAGCCATAAATATGAGTGGCAAGGTTTATCTGTTATCCAACAAAATGATTGGAAGGCATCTTATTGGGGAATGCCTAAGGCCGAAACTACATTTAAAGCATTTTCAAATGATTAAAGAAGATCTTCGTAAGTGGTTTAAAGATAGATGGGTTCGATTAGATACCAAAGGAAATATTAAAGGTGACTGTGCTAGAGAAGAAGGTGAAGGCAAACCTAAATGTTTACCATTGGCTAAAGCAAGAGCAATGAGTAAGGAAAATAGAGCAGCAGCTGCAAGAAGAAAAAGAAGAGAAGATCCAGTTGCAGATAGACCAGGAAAGGGCAATAAACCTATTAATGTTAGGACAGAGGAAATGAATTTAGAAGAAGCAAATAAACCTACTAATCCTGCTCTTTGGTCCAGAGCTAAAGCTTTAGCTAAATCTAAATTTGATGTATATCCTTCTGCTTATGCTAATGGATGGGCTGCTAAATGGTATAAATCTAGGGGAGGAAGTTGGAAATCTGTGAGTGAAGGTATAGATGATGAAGGAGGTATGGCCAAAGATGAACTTGAAAATATTGCAACTAAAGCAAAAAATCTTTCCAAGATGATGAAAAAAAATAAACAACTAGATTCTTGGATACAATCTAAAATTACTAGAGCAGATCATTATATAGATTCAGTTCATGATTATCTTAAAAATAATGATCAGGAAGTGGATGAGGAAATTACGAAAAAAACATTTTTTAAATTAAGAGAAGAACTTGATTTTCATTATAGTTGTAATGATGATATTTATGGTTCAGTAGAGGAAGACTTTGAACCAACAGGTGAAGAACAGTATGAAGATTGGGATATTGAAGAAACACAAACTATGAAAGAAGATTGGAAAAAGAAATTAGCTGGTGCTGCTCTAGCAGCAACAATGGCGGTTGGAGCACATGCTAGAGTAACTGGTGATCATAAAGATGATCCTAATATAAATCGTTTAACAGGCAAACCTCATATCACACAGTCTGACGACAAACATTCTGAGACTCAGCATAGAGAAATGGAAAGTGCAGACAAGGTGGAAAGACATGGTGGATTTTCTTACGGTGATAAAGTGACTATACATCATAACGGTAAGTCTTATGAAGGGCATTTTATGGACAAAGATGGTCCTAGAATGCGTGGCGGAAAATTAATTAAAGTTCATCATGCCCAAGTTGGTATACGAGGACTGGGTCATTATGAAGCCCAGATTCATCCTAGCGGTTTTGCAGCAATTTATAAGTAATAAAATGAAAACCTTTAAAGAACTTTTATTAACTTTAGAATCTAAAAAAGATACTGAACTGTATCACTATAAATCAGCAGGAAGTACTTCACAGATTAAAAGAAAATCTGGAACTTTTGTAGGATATACACAATCTGCTAGCAAAGGCAAAGGTGCTAATATTTTAAAGCATAATGAAACTGGTAAATACTATGCAGCAGGTGGTTCATCGTCAGCATTTACTGCAAAAACTACACTTCATGATACACCTAAGGCAGCAGCTAGAGCTTATCATAAAGGTAATCTTGCTGAAGCTGAGCCTAAGAATAGAATTATAAAAGGTTTAGAACTTCTAGAAGCAAAAAAGAATGGTAAAACCGTGCAACTTAATAAACCTTTTAGAACATCTGACGGAAAAGGCAAATTTGCCGTTTATACTAAAAATGATAAAGGGAATGTAGTAAAAGTTAATTTTGGTGATACTACTGGACTTACTATTAAAACAAGTAATCCAGATAGACGACGTAGCTTTAGAGCAAGACACAATTGTGATGATCCAGGACCAAAGTATAAAGCAAGGTATTGGTCTTGTAAAGCTTGGTCTAAAGACTCTGTTTCAGCTGGTTTAGGAATCAAATAAAATAAATATAATAATTACCTAAAAGGAACTAAAATGCAAAGAATTTCAAACAAATTATTTGAAACCTATAAACAAATGCTTAGTGAATCTAATTATAAAAAAGATACAGAAAAAGTAGAGTATATTGATGATAAAAGTGTAGAAGAAGGTAATTGTGGTTCGTCAAGTGCTAAGAATCGTATGACAAAACGTGCTAATAAAAAATCCAAGATGGAAGAATGTGAAGATATAAAGAAAACTACTAAAGTAAATTTTGTAATAGAAGATACATACGAAATAAGCATTCCTTCTTCAATTACATATCAAGATTATTTAGATGCAATAAATACTATTGTAGATTCTGAGGATGAAGATGTTCAACAAGAAATTGTTTCCATTGCTAATGAAGCATTTGAAAATGATAATATAGAAGTTATAGCGGAAGCAGAATTGATTAAACAAGGTATTATAGAATCTAGTTATAAAGCGACTCGAATGGGGAACAAGGAATACAGTCCAGAACTTAACATGGATATAGATAGAACTAAACCCGGAGTAACTAGAGTATCTAGAAGAATTAAATCGGGTGAAGGTAAAGGCACAACTGCTACCGAACGCAGAACTATGAAGCGTATTGCTTCTAGAAATAAATAAGGAGGCAAGATGCCATCAAGTTATTTAAGAACTGTCGCACCCAAATGGGCGGCAAGTGCTAATGCTACTGTAGAGGGAGTTACAGTACAATTTTTTCCATTGCCCCTTGAAGGTACTGTGAATGTATCATCCTCTTCTGTAGTAATTTCAGGTTTTAATTTTGCAAATACTCAATTTTTGCCTACAGCAACTCGTAGAGAAGAATTAAAGGTAAAAGATACAGTTTTAATTAGACCTTTGGGTACAGGTAATTTTACAAATGCAAGAGTAGTCACTGTAATTACTGATGCTGCTAATTTAAATGTAAATTATGCTATGAATGCTACTGAAACAGCACAAACTATGGTAAGAGCAAAATATTTTGTGGTACCAGGCACAGATGGTTGGGTATCTGCAAAGTATCTTATGGGTAATGCAAATACAACTGCTGCAGCCTCCAATACTACTTTAACTGGTTATGGTTCAAATTGGGCAAATGATCTAGTAGTGGGGGATAAAATTGTAATTTTAGGACAAAATGTAATTGATGCAGTTACAGTGACTGCAGTAACTAACAATACAACAATTACTCTTAATGCCAATGTTCTTGTTACCAATAATCATGCAGTATTTAAAGTAATAGAAACATTGCAGACTTTACCTGATCTTGAAAATACATTACCATAATGGCTGATTCTAAAGTATCAGAGCTTACTGCTGCTACGTCAGCAGCAGCAGCAGATTTACTATATTTGGTTCAAAGTAATACAAGTAAAAAAATTACTGTTGCTAACCTATGTAAATCTTTATCTAATGTTAATATTGGGGGAAATTTAACTTTTTCAGGGATTCAAACACTTGCATCACCTGGTATAGTAAATAATACAAGTATTATTACACATCTAGTAGGAGATGGTTCGGGAGGGAATATTACTATACCTACAGGTGCACCCAATCAATTAAAATATATAACCTATATTTCTGGTACTGGTACATATAATTTAACTGGAAATTTGGCAGGTTCTGCCAATGTAGAATATAATAACGTGGGTGATGCTTCCACTCTACTTTATACCAATAATAAATGGTTTGTAGTTGGGGGGACAGCGAACGTAGTATACTAATGAGCATTGAACTTAACGAAAATAATTTTCTTATGTATGCTATAAAACACTATGATAATCCAAGTTGTTCAGGATTAAATGAATTTTATGATGATTTAAAAAGATTTAAGTATCTTAAACGTCTTTTAAGAAAATACGTATTAGGAAAAAATTTAAAAGAAAGATTAATATTAAATCATATAGTTGTAATTTATAACTTATTTGGTAATACAGCAGCAACTAAAATGTTGTTTTATAAGATCGATAAAAGATTTTGGTCACAATTGAAAACTTTTTTAGTATTTTTAAATTATATGCCCTTAGAAGTTATAGTATCCAAAGGAATAGAGGTTAAAGAGTCTGATATACCTTTAGATAATAAAATAATAGAAAAATTAAGAAGTATCTAATGTCAAGAGCTATAGATTCATTAATTACTTATAGAATATTACGTTTATTAGTAATACCTTTTGATGAAACAGAAGCATTTAAACTTGGTATTATTGATAATAAGGGTAAAGAATTAAAAAAAATGGGACAGTTAAATACTGTTCAGGAAAGAGATGCTTATACTTTACTACATCGATTAGTATTTAGATTAAAACGTATTATAGAAAAAATACCTATAGAAAATAAAAAATTGTTATCCTTTGCAGCTGCATTATCCCTAATTAAAGAAAATTATAATAACGATAAGGAACCAATAGATTTAGAATTTCAGTTTACAAAAAGAATTAAACAAGATTTAAATGAAGAAATAATTTTAGTTGAAAAATTTATTAATAATAATTACGTTAAAACCTTTAGACAATTTAACGAGGAATTAGCAGGAAACGCAGTGGGAAACAACGCAATAGCTGGTATGGGCGTGGGGCCTGAGGGTGAACCTGGTCTAAGTTTAAAAAAACGTAAGGAATATATTAGTAAAAACAAAAAATTAGCTCCTGCCATTTTACTTACCAGAGGAAATATCTAAATGGAAGATTCACTACCTAGGATATCAAAATTGGAAGCACAAGTAGAAGCAATTAAAGAAGACGTAGCTGAAGTAAAAAGTGATATAAAAGATCTGCACTCTCGTATTACCACTGGTAATAGAGAGATTATGGATAAATTAGATATGAAATTCGATTCTCTATCTAAATTAGAAGAGAATACACATGCCTCAGTTAATTCTAGCATGGAAAAATTATCTAAACGAGTTGAAACTCTAGAAACTTTAAGATGGATGTTAATGGGCGCAGCAGTTGTTTTAGGTTATCTAATTGGAAATATGGATATAGTTAAATTTTTTAAATAATTGTTCTCGACTTCTTTAGGCATTATAATGTGCCTAAAGGAGAATATCATGAGTTTATTTGTTGATCTTAAATATCTTAGAATTATTGGTAGTACTTTACCGCTCTTTAAGCAAAAAAATGATAAACTTTTTAATTGTCGTTGTATAATCTGTGGTGATTCAAGTAAAAAGAAAAATAAAGCAAGAGGATATTTTTACAATGTAAAAAACGATTATTTATATAAATGTCATAATTGTGGTATAGGTATGCACTTTGGTTCTTTTTTAAAAAATTATAATAAATTACTATATGATCAATATGTTTTAGAAAGATTTACTGAAGGATTGCCTAAAAATAGGCCTCATCAAAAATTAGATGAGAATTTATTTAAAATGAGCCCTCCGGTATTTAACAAAAACAATATTTTAAGCACAATTACAACTAATTTAGAATCTTTGCCTAAAGAGCATGAGGCAATTCAATATTGTATCAAAAGAAAAATACCTGAAAAATTTTATAAAGATATTCTCTATGTCAGTGACGTTAAAAAATTAGAAATTTTATCTGATAAATACCTTAATAAAATAAAAACCAATGAATCTAGATTAGTTTTTTCTTTTTTTAATAGACAAAAAGAATTATTAGGTGTAACTTGTAGAGGTATAAATAATGAACACCTACGATATCTCACTGTAAAAATTAATGAAGAATCGCCCTTTATATATGGTTTAGATAAAATAAATATTGATGATTCTGTTCACGTAGTAGAAGGACCAATAGATAGTTTATTTTTAGATAATGCTATAGCAGTAGGAGGCATAGGATTTAATAAATTAAGTCTTATCGATATTGATAAAGAAAGTATGATTATTATTCTAGATAATGAACCAAGAAATAAAGAAGTATGTAAAATTTATAATTCAATTATAGAACAAAACTATAAAATAGTGATTTGGCCCCAACATTTAGTTGAAAAGGATGTGAATGATATGGTGATTAAAAATCTTAATGTGATGAAAATTATAAAAAACAATACCTTTAAAGGTCTAGAAGCAAAACTTAAATTTATAGCATGGAAAAGAGTATGAAGGTACGTTTAGTAAGTTATTCCCAAGTTGCTGAGGATTTTGATGATTTCAAATCTATACCCAATTTACAGGATCTCGTTGCCTATTGCGCCCGAGTCTCGAACCCAAGTAATCAATCCAATACAGAAACCTCGGACAGATTACTGCGATACCTTATTAAAAACAAACACTGGTCACCCTTCGAACTTGTTTCAGCATGTCTTGAAATTACCACATCCAGAGACATTGCCAGACAAATTCTTAGACACAGATCATTTTCATTTCAGGAATTCAGCCAAAGATATGCTGACCCACTTAAAGAGCTCTCATTTATTTCTCGAGAAGCAAGGTTGCAAGACATTGTTAACAGACAAAATTCTATTAGCATTGATGAATCAATAAAAGAAAATAAACAAATAATAGAACATTGGGAAGAAACCCAAAAACGTATCATAAGACAAAGTTCTGTTGCTTATAATTGGGCTATAAAAGCAGGTATTGCGAAGGAACAGGCAAGAGCAGTATTGCCTGAAGGATTAATAGAATCAAAAATTTATATGAACGGCACTCTAAGAAGTTGGATGCATTACTGCGAATTAAGATCAGCCAACGGTACTCAAAAAGAACATATGGATATTGCAAAAGCATGTGCGAAAGTTATTTCTAAAATTTTTCCAATTTTAAAGGATATAGTTAATGAACACTAAGCTTGATGTTGC